GATGCAGACAGGAGGCAAGATACATGGACGAGTTAACCACATGGGTGCTGTTACCTCTCGTTGTACTCATTCCAATCCTAACACAGCACAAGTGCCAAGCGTTGGTGCGCCATATGGCAAGGAGTGTAGAGAACTATTCATCTCTCCTAGCGGGTATAGTCTACTTGGTGCTGATGCTTCTGGTCTTGAGTTACGCTGCCTCGCTCACTATATGGCTGCTTATGACGATGGATCGTATGCTGATGTGGTCTTGAATGGTGACATCCACACTGCTAATCAGAAGGCTGCTGGTCTGGACTCACGTAACCAAGCCAAGACATTCATCTATGGATTCCTCTACGGCTCAGGTGATGAGAAGACAGGCAAGATCATAGGCAAGGGTGCAAAGGAAGGTAAGGCAATCAAGACTAAGTTCTTGAAGAAACTACCAGCACTCAAGTACCTTAAGGATGCGGTAGCCAAGGCAGCAGACAAGCGTGGGTTTGTTAAGGGATTGGATGGACGTATCATTCCTATCCGACACAGCCATGCTGCACTCAACACACTACTCCAGAGTTGTGGTGCAATCATCTGTAAGACTTGGTACGTATTTATATGTCGTGCCTTAGAGAAGGCTAATCTAGACGCAAGAGTTGTAGCGTTTGTACATGATGAAGTTCAAGTAGTAGTAAAGAAGGGACAGGAAGATGAAGCAGGGCGAATTATTCTTAAGTGTATGCGGGAAGTTGAAGGACACTTCAAGTTCAGATGTAGACTCGACAGTGAGTACAAGTACGGAAACAACTGGGCAGACACCCACTAATAATTGTAAGCATTGTGATGTTCACTTAACAGAACATAACTGGAATAAAAGTAGGATTGAAAAGAACGAAAAGATTTGTAAGAGTTGTCACAATGAAATTTACAACAACAAATCTAATCCTATTAAAAATCCTCAGAGAATGTATGTGAATGGTAAGTACATTCCTAAGACTCATCCCCTGTATAAAGCAGGTAGGTACAAGTCATTTGATGATGCTGCTTTCTCCGGTCTTCAAAACTATGAACGCAGTAGTGAGGGTCAGGTCTATGTTATAACTAATTCAGCATGGCCTGAGTGGGTTAAGATTGGTATGGCTGTTGATGCAGAAGATAGGCTGAATGGGTATCAGACTAGTAGCCCCTTCCGTAACTACAGGCTGATGTACTCTGTGTCTACTAACGACAGACGCAAGGCTGAGGCTGCTGCACACAAGGCTGCTGAGAAGATAGCAGATCGTAAGGGTGAGTGGTTCAAGATGTCTGTTGGTCAGGCGAAGGAGTGTATCCAGAATGGACTTTGATTTTATATGGAAGCTTATACTGACCTGCTCGTTTATGAGTGTTAGTATTTGTCTAAGCGTTAAGTGGATCGTTGAGTCTTACCTAGACTACATACAGGTACAGACAGGACTACGCATCCTAAGAAAACATGAGAGACAAGAGGAGAGAGATGATGACCCTACTGCTTATTGATGGTGACATCATTGCTTACAAGGCTTGTGCTTCAGCAGAGAAACCAACTAACTGGGGTAATGGTTTGTGGACTTTGCATTGCTTTGAGAATGAAGTAGCTGCTATCATTGATGACCAGATTGGTAAGCTAGTCGAAGAAGCACCAGTGCAGGACTGCATTGTTGCCTTATCAGATAAGGATAACTATCGTAAGAAGATAGCACCCTACTACAAGGCTAATCGTTCTGACACACGAAAGCCTATGCTACTACCTTGGTCTAGAGAATATATAGGTAGTAAATATAACACTATAATTTACAGAGGAGTAGAAGCAGATGATGTCCTTGGGATACTGGCTACTGCGAATACAGATACTATTGTGTGGTCTGAAGATAAGGACTTACAAACTGTACCAGCAAAGCATTGGATCAATGGAGAAGTTGTTACAATCACTGAGGAAGAAGCTAAGTATAACTTCTTCTTTCAAACTCTTATTGGAGACAGTACAGACAACTACAAGGGTTGTCCTTCAGTCGGTTCAGTTACTGCTAATAAAATCCTATCAGAGAATTGTTCTTGGGATGCAGTGGTTGATGCGTTTAAGAGTAAAGGTTTATCTGAAGAAGTAGCACTAGAGAACGCACGACTAGCACGTATCCTACGTAACGGTGAGTACGACACAGACACAGGTGAGGTAAAACTATGGCAACCCAAGTAAGACATGAGCAGTTCATGAAGGACTTATCTAAGACAGAGCAGCCAAGACTTGATGACATGGTTAATAGTCCTGCTCATTATGCTGATGGTAGGATTGAAACTATTGACTACATTGTGGACGTACTAGGTGAGTATGAGGCTATCAGCTACTGTCAAGGTAACGTGATTAAGTATACAGGATCACGACTATTCAAGAAGGGCAATCCTATTCAGGATGCAGAGAAGGCTGTGTGGTATCTCAAGAAGATGATTGAGTTGATGAAGAAGACAGAGGGAGTAAACTGGTAATGGACTTTAATGAGTACCAACAACGTGCCAACGAGACTGCTATCTATCTTGAGGAATTTAAACTAATCTACCCTACCCTTGGCCTAGCTGGTGAAGCAGGTGAAGTAGCAGAAAAGATAAAGAAGATTGTCAGAGATGGTAAAGATATTAAAGCTGAGGCACATGAGATAGCTAAAGAACTAGGTGATGTGCTTTGGTATGTGGCAGCAGTGGCTAGAGATATTAACTATAGTCTACAAGTTATAGCTGCTATGAACATACAAAAACTAGAGAGCCGCAAGGAACGTGGCGTACTACAAGGGAACGGAGATAACAGATGATAAGCAATCAGCTACCTACAGACTACCAGACTTTCATTGCTACCAGTAGGTACGCACGATGGCTAGAGGAAGAGAACCGTAGAGAGACTTGGACTGAGACAGTACAGCGATACATTAACTACATTGCTACTACTGGACTACCACCTAAAGACTTAGAGGAAATCGAGGAAGCTATCATTAACCTTGAGGTTATGCCTAGCATGAGAGCCTTGATGACAGCAGGGGTAGCAGCAGATCGTGACAACACCTGCATCTACAACTGTAGCTACTTACCAGTGGATCACATCCGTGCCTTTGATGAGGCTATGTTTATCCTACTGTGTGGTACTGGTGTTGGCTTTAGTGTAGAGCGTCAGTCTATCTCTAAGCTACCTGAAGTACCTGATGCACTAGACATGAGTGATGATATCATTGCAGTCAAGGACAGTAAGGAAGGCTGGGCTAAGGGACTACACAAGCTGTTGTCTCACCTCTACTCAGGTGACATTCCCAAGTGGGACTTGTCTGCTATCCGTGCAGCAGGTGCAAGGCTTAAGACCTTTGGTGGTAGAGCATCAGGGCCAGAGCCACTAGATGACCTGTTCAAGTTTGTTGTAGCTAAGTTCAAAGCAGCAGCAGGACGTAAGCTGACTAGCATTGAGTGTCACGACATCATGTGTAAGATTGGTGAGGTTGTGGTAGTGGGTGGTGTACGCCGTTCAGCTATGATTAGTCTGTCTAACCTCAGTGATGGACGCATGGCACACGCTAAGTCAGGAAGCTGGTGGGATACTGAAGGTCAACGTGCGTTGGCTAATAACTCTGTAGCCTACACAGACAAGCCTGACATGGAAGGGTTCATGCGTGAGTGGCTTGCACTAGTAGAGTCTAAGTCTGGTGAGCGTGGTATCTTCTCACGTACAGCAGCAGACAACCACGTTAAGATGAACGGACGCCGTGAGACAGGCCATGAGTGGGGTACTAACCCATGCTCTGAGATCATCCTACGCCCTTACCAGTTCTGTAATCTAACAGAGGTAGTGGTACGTGAAACAGATGACTTAGAAAGTCTACGCCGTAAGGTACGCCTAGCTACTATCCTTGGTACAGCACAGTCCACCTTTACTAAGATGCCATACTTGCGTAAGATATGGCAGAAGAACACAGAGGAAGAGCGTCTGCTTGGTGTATCACTAACAGGTATCATGGACAACCCTGTACTATCTAAGACTGTTGACAGCCCACGCTGGCTGCAAGAGTTAAAAGCACAGGCTATTGATGTCAATCGTATCTATGCTGACAAGCTGGGTATCAATCCTTCTACTGCTATCACCTGTGTTAAACCCTCAGGTACTGTATCACAGCTAGTAGATAGTGCATCAGGTATTCACGCAAGGCACAGCGAGTACTACATTCGTACTGTACGTGGAGATAACAAAGACCCACTGACACAGTTTATGAAGGACAGTGGGATACCACATGAACCATGTGTGATGAAGCCAGACTCTACTACAGTGTTCAG